CTTCAGTAAGTCGATCATTGTTGAACTGCCAAACTTCCTCACGTCCGACCTTCAGGCCTGCGGCCTGAATGTCGTCAGAGTCAAGGTACTGAAACTCTGCGGTGTCCATGCCATCGCACTTCGGAGTAATCATTTTCTTCTCTCCGCTACGGAAGGCCCTGCCGGGCCTTCCTAGAGTGTCTAACATCTTTAATACTCTAGAAGCACTCCCTAGGGTCGTGCTTCTAGTGCTGTGTTGTTGTTCTTAGAAGCTAGTGTACACACTTCCTAGAGTGTGTCAAGTCCTAGAGTGTTTTACTTCTCTAGAACCCTAGAAGCACTCCCTAGGGTCGTGCTTCTAGAAGCTGTTTAGAACCTGTTGAACGACTCTGGTTTCAGTTTAGCACACGCTGTCAAATCAGCGTGCACCCTGCATCTAACCTACCTTCACGTTGCCTCTCGACTGCCACCCCTTGCGGGCTGCCGAACGCACCTTCACTGCGGTAGGCATCACGTCGGCGGCTCCCCTTGCCTCTGGGAGGGCCGTTGTACGGCCCTCTGACAGCCTCCGAGCTAGCTCTTGGGACTTGCATCCTGGATGCATCCACAGGCCGCACAGCGGCTCTATAGAGCCTCCCTTGGGGATGGCCTCTTCACACACCGAACACGTGGTGTCGTATCTAGCCTTCACTCGGGACTCCTCTCTAAAAATTCTTGATAGTGTGTGTGACCTGAGTCACTTCACACTCCCTACACATCTCGTGGTATCATTGGGATCTACCGACAGACGAGGGAGACGATGAAGACTACGCTACTGGTTCCAGATATTCAATGGCCTTACCATGATCAGCTCATGCTTGACAAGCTGATCAAGGTGGCCAAGGAACTCCAGCCTGACGCCATCGTTCAGATCGGTGATGGTATCGACTTCGACACCATCAGTCAGTGGTCTGTCGGTACCGCCAAGGCTTACGCACCTACCCTCCAGAAGCACATAGACGGCTACCGTAAGGGCTTTCTAGAGGCTATGGCTACCGTGGCTCCCAAGGCCAAGAAGATCTGGCTGGAGGGCAACCACGACTCTCGTCTCCGATCGTTCGTCGCCAAGTACGCACCAGCACTTTCGGTGCTGGATGCCCTGTCGATGGACAGCCTGTTCGACCTCAAGTCGTCCGGCTGGACCTACGAAAAGGGCCCTGTTCGGATCGGGACCAATGTCTACGCGATCCATGGTCACGAGAGTGGCGGCTATGCCGCCACGCTCTCGGCTTGGGACACAAAATTTTCCAAGCGTTACGGTTCAGACAAATCGTTCGTGTTTGGACATACCCACCAGCCCGGCATCCTCTCTCGGGCGTTCGGGTACAGCGGTAAGGTGAGCCCTCGGTTCACGTTAAACGTTGGGTCGATCATGGACTCAGTTCAGGCCACCTACGTCAAGGATGGCAGCGTGAGCTGGACCCAGAGTTTCGGCCTTCTCTACGATGACGGCAAGCGCGTCTATCCAGAATTGATCCTCGCTACTGACCGGGGCTTCATGCTCCACGGACGGAAGATTTGAGATGTTGAACCACGAAGCTGTTGAGCCGCTTGTCAAGAAGTCTGTTGCCGTTGTCGCTGCGTCGTTCCCGTCTCACCACTCCGCTGAAGATGCAGAGCAAGCCCTGTGGATGTGGGTCTACGAGAAGCAGAACACCGTCAAGGGCATGATGATCGATGGCGCCGAAGGATCTCTGGTGTCTCTTATGAAGAAAGTTGTGGTGACTCACTACATGGCGGAGGATGCAACGGCGTATGGCTACCACAAGGAAGACACGTTCATCTACTCCGCCGAGATGGTAGAGACGCTGCTTCAGTCAGTGTTCAATTACACCGACTGGCAGTCGTTCGGTCTCCACGGCGATGGTCAGCCCAAGGCCAAGTCACAGACCAACATGACCGGCGACATGATCGCTATGCTCTCGGACTGCAAGGCTGCTTACGACACTATGAACACAGCCCAGCGACAGATGATTTTCCTGTCCTACTACGGCGGCTACACCTCCGAGATGCTCGCAGACGAGCTGGGAATCACCTCAGAGGCAGCCAAGAAGCGTCTCAGCCGGGCCGTACAGGCCCTGCGTAAGCGCATGGGCACCAAGCCCCTAAGCGACTTCCGTAAGGGCTTTGAGGGGCGACGCGTGGCGTCGACCGCAGAGGCTAACTACACCGTAGAGCGTGACTATCAGGGTTGATCGAACCGAGAAGACGCACCAGGCGGGCCCCAAAGGGCCCGCCCTTTCTCGTTCAGGCCTTCTCCATCATGTCTTCATCCATGACGGTGTGGAACCCCTTGATAATCAGGACTACCCACCAGGGTCCCCTCTGGCTATCGAAGGGTCCAGCGGCGATGGTCCCGACTAGGCCATCGCCGCTGGCCAAATCGCCAATCTCGAACTTGGGCACTGATGAGATCTGGTCGGGGCCGTAGGTCTGATGGGTCCCGTTGGCAAAGCCAACGAGATACATCGGTCCGCCGTAGGGAGTCTCGTACGGCCCGAACGCGATGCGTCCAGGCGTTCCGTCGTAAACTTGGATCTCGTCTCCGACCTTGAAATCACTCATCTTCGGCCTTCTCCTCCAGCTCGTCAATGATCTCGTCGATCCATGCGTACTGCTTCACCACCTCATCGGCGAAGTAGTTTCGCTGAATGCGGTAGACCTGCGCCGTGATGGCAAGAGCCACCACCGCAACGGCAAGGACGATAGTCATGATGCCTTCCGGTAGTACTTGGCTAGGTTGTCGTTTGAGTCCGCCTGGATGACGCCGGTCTCTACGTTCTGCATGAGCACGCACTTATCGTGCGTGGCTACAACTCGGAATCGCTCACGTCTCTGAGAGAGCGTGAGAACGTCTCCCACGTTCCAGTCTGGGTTGGCCCCAGGGGCGCCTGCTTTGGCGTTCGTAGGCTCTGTGTAGGCCCATAGTGGGTCGTCTACAGAGCCGAACCACCCGTAGCGGGTGCCGCTAGCTACCAACCACACTCGATTGCCGTCAGACCAGGCCACATGGTGCACCTTGCCGGACAGTGGGGACTTGAACGCCACACCCTCATGAAGGGGCGGGGTAGAAGCCTTGAGCCCGGCAGACAGCAGCTGGTGATAGCCGTCCACGATCGTGGTGGCTAGTTGCTTGAGTGTCTGCCCCTCGGAGTCGTCGGCGCCTAGTAGAGCTTCGATAGCGTCGACCTGTTGAGCCTTTGTGGGTACGGCCATAATCTCTCCCTCATTCCGCTGCTGCGGAGAGGAGTGCACAGAGGGAAGAACGCATCCCACTCGAACAAGTCCGAGTTGTGTGGGGGATGGGCGCCTACTTATGTTTCGGCACCTCTGTGCACCCTTCACCGCGCTGGGCTGTTGCCCAGCGACGGGATTTACAGCTGGATCAATCCGTTCTTGACCGCTTCGACGACCATATCATGCGCAGACTGGACGTTCCAGAATTCGTCGTGAATCTGTCGCCACAGATGGCCGTCTCCTAGTCCAGCTTGCACATAATCCGAGACCGTGCCGTCCTGAACGTGGAGGACGACGATTTCAAAGTCCTCCACCTCTGTCTCGGGATTCATGTCGGTCACCACGGCCACGTCATCCAGGTACGTGATGATCTGGGCAACGGCCCACTCTTCATTGATGTAGACGGAATCCACTCGACTGCACATGCCGCAGGTCGGTTCGTTGCAGTTTTCTGGGATGTCGGTCACAATCTCTCCCCTTTTGGGATTGTTTTTGTCCCGCTACTTGTCGTCGGACGCTTTTGCGTCCGCGTAACCCAGGAACTCAAGCAATCTAGCGTGCTTGAAGGACAGGGCCGCCTGGATGTCGTCTCGCCAATAGGCTTCACGAGTATCTACGGCAACGCCTTGAAGTTCCTTGACCACGCCATGAGCTGTCTGGGGTGCGATGCCCAGCTCTCTGGCCAGTTGAGCGACCGTTACTAGATCGCGTTGATTGGTCACCATCTCTCCTCCCGGCTGTGATGCCGCCAATACCGCCCTCCCGAAGGAGGGCGACAAAGGGTGGTCACAGACTGTCTTCCACCTTGCACTGACATACCGAGTAGACCGAACGGTCTACGTCGGGCCAATCACTCTGACTTGCCTCGCGGGCCAGGATGGCCCTGTCTGCCGATTCTGCGGTCGGGTAGCACTTGTACATACGCCGGGGCGCTAAGTCTCCGTTGAGCTTATGGGGGCGGCTGTAGACGATGAACACGGTGCTCATCAGAACTCGCCCTCGGCAAGCTCGCAGCCGTCGTGCTCTCCGCTAGTCAGCACGGCCCAATAGGACAGGTCTGGTCCCTCAGGCGGAGAGAAGTTGAACAGAACGTCCCCCCCATTCTCCATGCTGTACGCCGCGTCTCCGTTTGAGATCCTGTTGATCGCAGCGGCGACGTTGTAACCGACGTCGCACCAGTCACAGCAGTCCGAGCCCTTGAGCCACTGACTCTCATTCTCCGCCTCGCAGAGTTCGAAGTAGTGGTCTGCCGCGTCCTGAAGGTCGAACCTGAGGGCGCCAAGAGCGTCATCGATCGTGTCGGTGCAGTAGATGTCTCCCTCAGGGAGGTATCCCGGCATGTTGCTACCGACGTGAATGTGAGACATGATCTCTCCTCGTTCTGGTACCACTAGGCTGTGATACCGCCAAAACGCAGGGCCGGAGCCCTGCGCTAAGGGTGGTCACAGACTAGCTGCCTGCTGCCCCGGCTCGGACCGCATCGCCACCGTAGTATCGGTAGCTTCTGGCATGGTAGTGCTTGAGCCGGTGCTTCGCGAATTTGACCGTTTGAGTCATCGCCGTCCAGCCACCTTGTCGGAGATGAACGAGACGCCCTTGAGCGACAAGGTCGCCACGGTCATGATGACCTTTGCTGCCAGCCCTAGCACCAAGAGGAGTAGGACCAGGAATAGTGCCAGGATGATGATGTTCATACCGTCTCCTCAGTGAAAGAACGGGTTTATCACGAACGCTGCGAACAGGATGATGAACAGTACTAACGCGATGAAGAATCCATCTTTGAACATGTTGCCTCCCGAACCCTAGTCGTTTCTTCTAGGGTATCAGTGATCATGCTATCTTCACAGATTCTTTTCATTCTGGTAGTACGCCACGTCTGCGGCCATCCGAGCGAGAGTGTGAAGCATGTTGTAAGCCTCTCGCCTGGTCATTCCGAGGTATCCGCTAACCGTTCCGGGGGCAATCGTTCCGTCATTCATGTAGAGACGGAACGCAACACCGTTGACCTTGTTACCCGTTTGCATCCAGAAGTCGCCGGTGATGCCGCTGGACGCCAATGTGCGAACGTAGTTCTGTACGGCGCTGTCAAGGTCTTTTGTGGTGATCGTGTTGGCCATGATCTCTCCCAGGTTGTACTTGTCGGTCCGAGTAGACCGATAGAACCTAGGTGCTAGACCTAGGTTCGACTGTCACTCGGCTGGAGTTAGTCTGAGATGTACCGAGCGATGATCTTTCTGGCCCGCACATCTACCAACCTCTTCTTATATCCGTTGCCGATATTCAGGCCACGGTAGTAAAAGGCCGCTTGCTCGTGAGTTTCCAGGGTGTAGCGGGTGGCGTATGAACCTTTACGTCGGCCAACTTGTACTTCGTACATGATCTCTCCTATGGCTCGGTATCACTAGGCTGCGATGCCGCCAATACCGCCCTCCCGAAGGAGGGCGACAAAGGGTGGTCACAGATCAGTTGAGCATGTCCGTCGGAGGAATCCAGCTCTCTTCGGCGGTCCAGCCGTTCGAACCCAGGAATTTGCGGGTGAAGTGGACCGCGTAGCGGTAGCTCCACGGGTCGTTGTAGGGTTCGTCACTTTCTGAAGCGTAGAACGTGCCATCGCCGTTGTCCTCGTAGGCGCCGAGCCACTCAAGGACGTCCTGGACCTCTTCGGCCAGGGTCTCTGTGTCGCTCTCGTCTACATTCACTACCGGCCGAACGTCGTTGCGTGAGTCGTGAAGGACATACCGACTCCAAGAGCGGTCAATCCAGCCGCTCTCCTCCATGGGATCTTCTAGGCGGATCGTGTCCGACGCGGCGTCATAGTCGGAATCATCCGACCATTCTTCGCGTACTTCCTCTTCCGTCTGCTGCGACATCTTTGCGTACTCTTCAACCGTTGCCTCCCACTTAACGCGGGTGCAAGTGATGTGAGCGAAGATGTTAGCCATGATCTCTCCTACTGTCGAAACCGGCCTGAGTAGCCGAGCCAACCACCGGACCCGAAGGGCCGGGAGCTGGACTGTCACTCAGTGCTCTGCACAGATGTGAATGTAAGCGCCCTTCACTGCTTCGCCCCACGAAACTCCTTTGTCCTGGAGTTCTTGCACTCGGTTGAGCATATCGCCAACCTGTTCGGACGCGCCGAACGCCGTGGCGGTCTTGTGAGCGCTCTCGCCCTCGTACTGGACCAATTCCGACAGCGTGACGCCATGGGCGTACAGAACGTGTCCGACGATGCAGCTCGGCGCATTCTTAGCTTGATCGACATAAGAGCACATCACGTCAACCGCCGCATCCTCGCCACCGGGAGTGACGTAGGTGTAATCGGGACCCATCAGGTCGATGGCACTCTGGAGTGCTTCGATCGTCGACGTACGGGTGATCTTGATCATGTTGCTCTCCTAGTACTTGTCGGTCCTGAGTAGACCGAGCCAACCGCCGGACCCTACGGGGCCGGGAGCTGGACTGTCACTCAGGCGTTGTGGTGGACCAAGGTGGTGGCTTGACCGAACGCGTCGAACGCGTCCATCGTGAATCGCTTGCCCCCAGTCCAGAATGCGACGTTCTTACCGCCGACCGCAGCGAGGGTGATGCGTTGCCGCACCAGCGCGCCGACCGCGTTCGTAAGAGTAGTGATCATTTCCTGGCCCACGTGCTCGGCCATCATGTCCACGATCTCTTCGGAAGACTTAGCCAGGTGAGTGGGAACGGCCGTTGCCTTGTAGGTCATGATCTCTCCTAGAGACGAGAACCGACCTAGCGTCGGTTCCCAGAGCGGAGAAGGGAAGGGAATGCCTGCCCCTCACCACTCTCTAGCCTGCCTAACGGCGCTACCCACTAGGCGGGCTAGAAAGGAGAGTAAGTCCAGAAGCGACCGACCACGTTCGGTACACGCCTTAAGCTCGTTCGACTTCACTCGGTTCCCGCGTTCGGCGTTCGCATTCTCAGTGCTTGCAGCATAGGAGACGCCTAGCGGCGGGGAGTGAAGTCGTGAGCGGCAGGGGAGCACCTAGCGGCTGTAAGCCGCGCTCTGGACTGCCCCGGACTGGTCACGGGGGCTTTGGGCTCTCTGTTCAGTTTTCAAGGATCAAGCACTCCGTTTGGCTGGCTTCCAACCTAGGGGCCTTTCAGCCCCGCCTCCCTGCGCTTCTTGCTGGGCTTTACTCTCTCAGATTCTTGCGAGTCTGTCAAGCCCTTGTCTTTCTGGTGTTTCTGTCTTGCGGTCTTGCTGGGCTTTACTCTCTCAGATTCTTGCGAGTCTGTCAAGCCCGTGTGCTTGAGCGAGGTTTCCGCGTTCCCGGTCTTGTTTTAGGCCCTAAGGCGTTCTCGACTGGTTGCCGCTGTTCCTTGCTGCTGGATACGAACTTAGGTGTCGCCAAAGAACTTGTCAAGCCAGGCAGGAAGATTCCTTGAAAGTCTCTAGGCGGCCCGTAGGCCGCCCGCAGCAGCCAGGTAGTCCCCTAGCACCATCTGAGAGCGTCAGGCCCTTAGAACGGCGTTCTAGGGCTCTGTCGGGGTACATGAGGGCATGGAAAAGGCCGCCCCCAAAGGGGCGGCCGTGGCGGAGAGGGGAGAGGCTGCTAACCGAATGTCACCATGCCCATCGCAGCCACCTGTAGCACTTGGTCTGCCGTATCGGCGTCAAAGTCTGTGGCGTCGGGGCCGATCTCAAGGAGGAGTCGGCACTCATCGATCGCGGTCTGAGTAGCGCCGTAGGCGTCTTCCCGGATGACCTTGACGGTTTCGATGATCCGGTCATGGTCGATCACGAAGTTGAACCCGTCTACCGTGCCGGTGAGCATCCAAGAGCCATCGACTCGGTACTTGAGCGCTACATCCTCCCACCATGAGTAGCTGAGAGCGCCTGAGCCCACGAAGATGTCTTCCGTGTCCTGCTGAGTGATCACAATCTCCCCTTTGGTGATTTCAATGTCGTTTTCGGGGTACGCCTCAGCAAGCGCGTCTTCGAGCGAAAGGTTCCACTCGTCCTCGTGGCGCCTACCAGCGCAGACGAAACAGCCCTTGACGTTCTCTCCGTGAGCCGCCTCGTTGTCGCAGGGGTAGGCGTCTCGGACGCTGGATCGAATGCTTGCGACCACCTGATCAACGCGCTCTGAGGTGAGCTCGCGGGGGCAGTAGGTGCAAGCATCCTCGGTCATGGATTCATGCGAACTGGCATCCATGTGCTCTCCGCAACGAACGCTTCCGTCGTACAGCCGAACGTTCACGATCACTCCTAGCGAGGGAATCTGCCTCATCAGGCCCGGGAGATAATCCCCGGACGACGCTCCCCAGAGGGAGCGTTTCGGCTACAGCGAGAACGAGCGGGTATCGCCGATCAGGTGAAAGTCGGGGGCATCCTGCCCCGCCAAGGTGGCGGAGTTGATCAGAACCTCGGTCCAGCTCCCGTGGTCGTTCACGATCGTGCCGGTGAGGATGTAGGCGCCGTACGGGATCTTGGTTTCCATGATCGCTCCCTGTTTCGCGTTGGTCGGTGACGTGGACGACTTTCCTCTGGTCCGCTGGTCTTGTCAAGTAAAGGTTTGGCAAAGTCAATCGGCCGGCTTGTTGGCAGACATATCGGACACGCTGGGGCATAGCAGGGCGTATCGGACATCTCTCGCATGTGCGACATGCGTAACGCGTGGTGTATAGAGGGGAGCGTAGGACATGTCGGGACGTAGGGGGGCAGGCTAGGGCATATCGGACATGGCGGGCATAGGGGTATATGACAGTCCAATCCCCCCATAGACACGCATCTGCGGCTGTATGCGCCCATATCACACGCATCTGCGTACATATCTCCACATAACCTACACATACACACATAGTCGGACATGTCCAGCCCTGCCATGCATACACATACGTTGGGCTGCATAGGTATACATGTACATCAGAGCGCAGCAGTGCTCACATGAGCGGGACAGATCAGACATGTCCTACATGTACCAGCATGTACACACATGTCACGCTGTGTCACCATATACCTGCGCAAGCTAGGACAAAGACCCCAGGGTTGTTGAATCCCGGACGAGTGTGTGTGTGTGAGACCCACTAAAAATTTGTCATAGAATCATGCACGGACAGTGACGACAGGACGTCTCACGATACACACAGAGTTACATTTGGTAAAGAGTTGGTAAAGACTGAGTACCCCCCCGTCTGGCCGGACGCCTCAACCGCGCTACTCTACTAATGACACTGTGACACAGTCTGGAGTTGGCAGGGGCCGGGGCGGTCGCCCCAGCGAGCGGCCCTGCCCAGTGGTCAGAAGCGTGTCAAGCTTGTCACCTACTAATAAGCTCTGGCACTCTCAGCAACCGCCTGAGGGCGGTTGCGTACAGTGACTCATTAACCAACGAACCTCGTACCTCGGTACTTACCCTCCGCCTTCTTTTATGTACCGCAGCCCCTCGGCTGCGGAGAGCTGGAGACTTTAATAAGGACGGGATACCCAAGGAAGGACACCATGGCCAAGGTCTACGTGGACGAAGACGGGAAGGTCTACGAGTCCGAAGCCAAGCTTCGGAAGAGGCCAGGGCGGAAGACGAACAGGAGTACCCAACAGAAGAAGGACACGATCCTTGCTTACGTCAAGGACGGCTTGACCGTAGCTGAAGCTTGCAGAGACCTAGGCATCCACGTCAAGACTCTCGCTTACTACAAGAAGTCGGATCAGCAGTTCAGAGCTGACTACGACCGGATCAAGCTGATGTCCACCACAGACGGCTCCAAGGAAGCTCGGGAAGGTATGCCTGCCTTCCCTGAGTTCTGCGAGGACTACCTAGACACCAAGCTCTTCTGGCACCAGCTCCAGTGGTACGACATCCTAGAAGGACGAGAGCCCAGGGACCTTCACCCGAACCAGGTGTACGTTAAGGGCGACCCTGGCATGGTGATCGTTAATACCCCCCCCGAGCACTCGAAGTCCACGACGATCACCACGAACTACGTGACCTACCGAGTCTGCCAGGACCCGAACATCCGAATCATCATCGTCTCTCAGACTCAGGAGATGGCCAAGCGATTCTTGCGAGCGGTGAAGGACCGCCTCGCTGGAGCGAACCAAGCGTACAAGAAGCTTCAGATCGACTTCGGTCCTGAAGGAGGGTTTGATGCGAACTCTGCCTCATGGACGGCTGACTCGATCTACGTCAACTCCGAGACCCGAGACTCTGGTGAGGCCACTCCTACCGTTCAGGCGCTCGGCATGAACGGACAGATCTACGGCAACCGAGCAGACCTCATCATCCTTGACGACACCGTGACAGGAAAGAACGCCCATGAGTTCGCGAAGCAGATCGACTGGATTCAGCGAGAGGTCATCAACCGCCTTTCTTACCCCGGAGGAACTCTTCTCCTTGTGGGTACACGGCTTGCTCCCGTTGAGCTGTACTCCGAGATCCAAAAGCCAGAGTGGTACGGGCAGGACGAACAGTCTCCATGGACCTACCTCACCCAGCCTGCCGTGCTTGAGTTCGCCGAAGACCCAGACGACTGGCATGTTCTCGCACCCTTCACCAACAGGCCTCCAGTATCGCTTGGAGCAAGAAAGCTGGTGGAGGTCAACGAGGACGGGCTCTACCCCTGGCACTCAGGAAAGTCTCTAGCTCGAAGGCGAGCTACCAGCTCGCCTCAGAACTGGTCCATGGTCTACCAGCAAGAACAGGTGGTAGAGGATGCGATCTTCCCGACCGACAAGGTCGTGGCTTCGATCGATGGCATGAGAGCGGCAGGAGCTATGCAGGGCGGCGCCCCCGGGCACCGCGCTCACGGCATGGATGGTCTGTACATCATCGGAGGATTCGACCCGGCTATTACAGGGCACTCCGCAGCGATCATCCTTGGAGTGGACCGCATGACCGGAGTGCGCTGGGTTCTGGATGTATGGACCCGAGCCAACTGCAAGCCCGATGACCTGTTCGACAAGATCAAGGAGTGGACCGTTAAGTACCATGTAAACGAATGGGTCATCGAGAAGAACGCGATGAACTTGATGGTGACGCAAAACCGGGACCTTCGAAACTTCCTTGGCAGTCGCGGTTCGCTCCTGCGCGAGCACTTCACCGGCAACAACAAGAACGACATCGACTTTGGCGTCGCCAGCATGAGCATGTTGTTCGACGGGTCCAAAGAGGACAAGGGTCTGATCAGGCTTCCGTCTCGATCTCAGGCCGAAGGAGTCAAGGCGTTCGTAGAGCAGCTCTGCACCTGGTTCCCCCAGTCCAAGGCTAAGCAGGACTGCGTAATGGCCCTGTGGTTCGCGGAGACCAAAGCACGCGAGTTGGTCAACGGGATCGAGTCGGTGTTCCACGTCAACAACGAATACCAGTCCGCACGAGACAAGCAACGATCTGTGGTCATCGATCTGGACTACATGGGTGCTGCCTCAGCAGGAGGCAGCTCAAACGAGTGGTGGAGTTAGATATGAAGTGGGTTTCACGATCGGAACTGGGCTGGCCCGCCAGCGCCGCACCGGACCAGGCGACAGCACTAGGCGTCAAGGTCCATTACGAAGGGTCTCCGGTCTCTAACGCTACGCACGCTGATTGCGTGGCGGAGGTCAAGCAGATCCGTAGCGCACACCTCGCTAACAAGGTGGAGAACTACTCGGACATCGCGTACAACCTTCTCGTCTGCCAGCACGGCTACGTGTTCGAAGGACGAGGCAAGCACAAGCGAACCGGAGCCAACGGCAACCAGGATCTCAACCGAGCGCACTACGCGGTCTGTGGACTTCTTGGAAACGTGGGTGACATCAAGCCCACCCCGGAGATGATCCAGGGAATCCGAGACGCTATCGCTTACATGCGTGCCAACGGCGCTGGTAGCGAGATCAAGGGTCACCGTGACGGCTACGCTACTGCGTGCCCCGGGGAGCCGCTGTACGCGCTCGTCAAGAGCGGTGCACTGGCGCCTATCAAGGCTGTTCCTAAGCCCGCTCCGGTGTACGCGCCCTTCCCGGGCGCGACGTTCTTCAAGTTCGGAAAGAAGTCTCCGGTGATCGCTGCCATGCACAAGCGGCTCGTCGCAGAAGGCTGCAACAAGTATCGGTCTAGTTCGAACCCCGACGTATGGGGCTCCGGAGACGTAGCTTCTTACGCTGCGTTCCAGCGCAAGCTTGGATACTCTGGCCGGTCCGCCGATGGCGTCCCCGGCGCTACGTCATGGAGCAAGCTGAAGGTCCCGAAGTCCTAACAACAAGGAGGTAGCCAACGATGCTGTCACTCGACGAACTTCAATCAAAGGTCGAAAGCCTGCGTCGGGCTAGCGCCGATCGAGATCAAAGGATGAGGGACGTCCATGACGTGCGATCCGGCGACATCGAAAACGTCGTCCCGGGCAGTATGCCCGACGCATGGCCTAAGCCTATCGTCGCGAACCTGATCGACACTAGCGCTCGCGACGTAGCTGAAGTGATGGGCACGATGCCCAGCGTTAACTGCACTACGAGCATCATCACCTCGGCTAAGTCCAAAGGGTTCTCGGCTAAGAAGACGAAGGTCGCGAACTACTACATCAAGGAGTCCGGCCTCCTCGCTGGTAAGCAGGTCCAGCTAGCCGACCACTACGTTACGTACGGCATGGCGATCTACGTGATCGAACCTAACTTCGAAACGAAGATGCCTTACATCAGGGTTGAGTCCCCGATGGGCGTCTATCCAGAGATGGACCTGTTCGGTAGGCTCAAGTCGTACAGCAAGGTCTGGCGCGAAGAGGCGATCCACCTCGTGTCCAAGTTCCCCCATCTCCTTCGAGTCCTCCAGTCCAACGAGACTGGCGGGCAGGAAAGTATGGGCTGGGCAGAGCGAGAGATCGAAGTCGTCAAGTACATCGACAAAGACCAGATCATCATGTATCTGCCTCAGCATGGCAATCAGATCGTAGATCACATGCCGAACGTTCTTGGCAAGATCTTCGTAGCTATCGGCAGGCGTCCTGGGTTCGACCACGAGATTCGTGGATCGTTCGATGACGCTATCTGGGTCCAGCTCGCCAAGGCGCGCATGGCGCTCCTTGGATTGGAAGCTACAGAGAAGACCGTGAGGGCGCCGCTCGCGGTGCCTCGCGACGTGCAGAAGATGACGTTCGGAGATGACGCGATCATCCGCACCGACTCTCCGGAGAAGATCCGGCGTATCGGCGTCGACGTCCCTTCTGCTGCCTTCCAAGAGGGGCAGATGCTAGAGCAAGAACTCAGGACTGGAACTCGCAGCCCTGAAGCCCGCTCTGGAAACATGGATGCTTCGGTGATTACCGGTCGTGGAGTCCAGGCCCTGATGGGTGGATTCAACACGGTCGTCACTACAGGTCAGACCGTTATTGGCGAGACCTTGCGTACCGCGCTTGAGATGTGCTTCGAGATGGATCAGAAGCTTTGGCCTACCGACAAGAAGACCGTGCGAGGCACGGTCCAGGGAACGCCGTTCGAGGAGACCTACGTTCCCCGCCGAGACATCAACGGCGACTACACGATCGACGTAACCTACGGGTTCGCCGCTGGACAGGACCCCGCACGAGCGATCGTTGGACTTCTCCAGCTTCGTGGAGACCAGCTCATCTCACGAGACTTCTTCCAGCGTCAGCTGCCTATGAGCATCGACGTCGTTGAGATGCAAGCCCAGATCGACAACGAACAGTTCACCGACGCGCTCAAGCAGGGCATCTCCAGCTACATGCAGGCGATCCTTCCAATGGCTGAACAGGGCCAGGGCGGCGATCCGATGGAAGCTCTCGCCAAGGTTGCCAAGCTCATCGAACTACGCGAGAAGGGTGACCCGGTACACAGCGCAGTACTCAAGGCGTTCAAGCCCAAGGAGCAGCCCCAGGGCGCCCCAGAGGGGGCGCCTGAAGACCAGATGGCAGCCCTCTTGGGTGGAGGTGCCGGGACTCCCCCCGGAGGTCCTGAGCAAGGCGCTCAGGGCCCTACAGCTACAGGCGCGTCAACAGCTCCGCAAGGTAGAGACCTTCAGTCTCTCCTGAGCGGATTGTCCAGCTCTGGACAAGCCCAGGCGTCGGTAAGGACAGTCCGTCAGGCGCCTGTTTAAAAATCACTAGGAGGAACAATGGCAGACGATTCAGGTCTCTTCCCTCAGCACCCTCGCTCTGGCGACTGGGAGACCCTCAAGGGCCAGGCTCTCGCTCCGCATCTTCAGATGCCGCTGGAGTCTTCGGCTATGGGCGACTCTCGCCACCAGACCAACGCCATGCCGTCCCAGATGTGGGACTCCAACGTTGTCGTCATGACCGGCCAGACCGGTGGCGGCGGGGCTATGGCGAAGTAGGTTTCGAAGGGACGGGGGCGGAAGCCCCGCCCCCCTCTCTGAAGGAGAACAATGGGTACTCCAGTATCAGGCCCCGGCAAGTTCAGCGAACGAACCGACAAGGCTGTGAGCGCGGCAAACTCCACGCTCCCTAATGCGCAGTATGGCGAGAACCAGGATTACCAAGACCAGAAGTCCGGAGCCAAGATGGCTTCTGGTGGAGCACCCAGTCCAGACATGAGCGCTCTCGGCGCCCCTGATCCACAGCAAGCCATGCCCGACGTCACGGGACTTGGCGAACCCAGTAATCAGCCAGACACTCCGGTAACTGATGGCGCCGAGCTTGGCGCTGGCGCTGGCATGGAAGCTCTCGGGACTCCTAGTCAGACCAGCAGCGACTACATGGCTGCTTACCTTCCCGCTCTCATTTTCATGGCTAACCAGCCTGGTTCCAGCGACTCTGCCCGCAACCTCGTGAGGCAGATCCAGTCAACGATGTAGGAGATTTACATGTCAAAGTGGTGGGAGAATTCCGTTGGGGCTGCGGGGCAGGCCCTGTACCAAGACCCTACGATGGCGCTTCAGGTTGCCACTCTCAATGACAATCTCCTCAAGGCTCAGGCCCAGCAGCAAGAGACGAAGAACCAGGCCACCTCAGATTCCGGCGGTTTCATGGGCTGGCTGTCTCATACGATCAGCAGCGCAGATGGAGCCCTCTCCAATGTTCCCGGATGGGGCGAGGCCAAGAAGGTTGGCAAGGTTGCTTGGTGGCCGGTAGACAAAACGGCAAGTGGAGCCCACTGGCTCTACTCGAACGCGATCTCTCAGCCGATCGCTACGGCCTTCTTGGTTTCTGGCCAGGCGGAGCAGAAGGGCTATGACCAGTTCCTTAAGGGGAGTACGTGGAGTAAGCAGTACGGGGAGGCAGAACACATCTCTCCAGCTCAGGCCTACATGAACGCCTCGGCAGCTGAAGCTGCTACCGGCAAGGGGATTGCCGTTCCTTCTCTTATGGGAACTAAGTTCACCAAAGCAGAGAGCGACCAGATCAATCGACAGTACGATCGCTTTGCAGTTGATACCGACTACTGGCGCAACAAGGTCGGCTGGAAGTACACGGCTGGCACCGGAGCACTTGACTTCTTCTTCAACGTCGCTGGTGATCCTACGGCTCCTGTTGTCGGTGGAGTTGCCGGTGCGGTCAAGGGTGCTCGTTCGCTTCAGTTCGTTGATGATGGCGCTGGCCTTGTCCGCACTAGGGGCGCGGCTCTCGACATCCTGAGCCCGAAGGCTCCGCAGACCATTGGCGAAGCGGTGGCTAGCAAGAACATGAACAAGTTCTTCGATTGGTCTGAGGGCAAGTCTGCTGCCGAGATCGCAGCTCATCCCATCTGGGGCAGGGGGCGTAGGGTCAACCCGTTTGCCAACCAGTACGGACAGATCCTGTCCAAAGCTGAGCGCGACGAGATGCCTGTCATGCTTCGGTTCGCTGCTGGCGACAGCTCTGCCGCTGGTCAACTCTCCGCCAAGGGAACAGAGACTCTTGCCAACCTCGGCAAGGTCTCCGAGAGTCGTGCGTTGGTTAACTCCGTTCGACTCAACCCCGATACGGCTGGCTACTTCGTAGCTCGTGAAGCTGGAAAGACCGCAGAAGAGGCAACTCCTCTCGCCAAGGGTCGACTTCTTGAGGCTCCATTCCCCAGACCTACTACGCCTGGTCCCCGCCAGGCGGGCTGGGATGCTACGTATGGTCAGGTAGAAGCTCAGGCTGGACTAGCGCGCACCGCTGTGCGCGAGGCTGGACTTAAGCCGCCAGCCGCTATTAGACCAGCGAGCAAGAACGAGCTGAAGATGGCCAACGATTGGCTTACCGCCAAGCGGGCTCTTGCTGAATCTGAAGTCGCTGCGATGCAGTCCAAGACTGGCTACTACGGTTCGATCCTTGGAGACAACCTCGGCAGGTCTGTTGAAGACTTCTCTCCGGGTGAAGCCAACCTGTTCGGCACGATGAAGCAGATGTATCGCATGGGTCCTGCGGCCTTGCGCGATGCAGAAGCATCGGCCGGTCGGAAGATTGCAGCTAAGACGGGTGCGGCTTCTGATACTCGAAGTGGTGGCCTCGTTACTCGAACTCTTCGACGTGGCTTTTACGACACGCCTAAGCGTGTCGTTCAGTCTTTCGGAGACAAACTCCCTGAAGGGCGGATCGACCACAACGACATCGATGCACCTACTCGGGTGATGGAGATGTTGAAGCGAGTTCCAGGGCTTCAGTCCGATCAGCGGATCTCGATGCTGAACGACTACACCAGTGCTGGCGACAAGGTCTCCAGGGCCAAGGCCCTCGAAACCATCCAGACCAACGCCATCCTTCACATGGCCAACCGAGTCCACGGACTAGACCCTGAGACTTCTAGGCTTATCGCTCAGATGACAAAGGATGGGATCGACTCTACGATCGCTGGCCTCGTTGGCAAGTCGCCGACCAAGCAGGCGTTCTCTTCTGCGGTCAACCCTCAGACCGGGCGGATGGTAGACAAGGTCGATGACGATGGTGCGTGGATTCTTGCACCCCTTGCTAAGACCCAACTCAGTGCGACGGACACGCTGCTGCCGGTTGATGAGATCAACACTATGTTGGCTCGCCACTCCGGAGTGCTTCAGGCTGTAAAGCAAGCTGGCGGAACGTCGGCTGATGCGCTCGCTTCGTTCGGCGACATGTTCAACAACGTTTGGAAGGCTTCAACGCTCCTTCGTCCTGGCTATGTACCTCGCATGATCTCTGATGAGCTGCTGCTTGCTGCTATCAAGTTTGGCGGCATGTCAAGGCTTGTTGGAGATAGCGTCAAGGGTGGTCAGAACTTCGTTAGGAACCGTGCTCAGCAGGTCGGCGCTATCGCTGGTAAGGGCTCTTACGTTCCATCGAGTGGAGCTGGCATTGAGTCTAGCCATGCGATCGTGAAGATTGCAGATCCCGACGTAGCTGCCGCAGCTCTAGCGCGTGGCGACAAGGTAGAAAAGGTCAGGGTCAATAAGGCGCTGCCTCTCGTGCGCAACGTCATCGACGAAGAGCAGGAGGGTCTTGCTCAGGTCAACAAGGACATCGCTAAGTTCACGGTCAAGCGAGACAGGGCCATTGCTAGCGACAAGAGCGACCTGGCAGATGTGCTGTCCGATAAGATCACTTTGCTTGAGGGCAAAGCAGCCGATCATCAGAACGTGATCAGCGAACACGTCGACTATGCCAACGAGATCCTTCGGGTGGCTAAGTTGTCCACTGGCAAGCGGCTCGGCGAAAGCACGTTCGAAGCGTTCGGCCAGAAGGTTCCTCAGGCATTCAGCCGTGATTGGGAGAACTCGATTCCGCGAGATCAGATCACCTCTGATGGTGCGTTTGCTGCAATGGTGGGTCGCCGTGAGGCGATCCATACCGGACGGGCCATCAAGACCGGCTCATGGGACTACGTCACTCCTGATCGACCCGAGCACATGCAGTCCTGGCTGGACGCATTGAACAAGCAGTTCCGACAGGACCCGGTGTTCAAGCTGGTTGCTGGTGGCGACAACTCTGCTGCCAACCAGTGGCTCAGGACTCCCGCTGGCGCCAATCACCTCAGGGACTTGGGCATCAGGGGACGAGACCCCAAGAAGCTCGTACAGGACATCAGGCATACGCTTGATAAGTATCTTCCTGAGGGCACCGGCCTTCGCGCCAAGATGGCGCAAGGCGAAGAGATCACCGCGTCCGACCTTCGTGGAGCTATCAACAAGGACGACTTCCCGTCGGTCCACGGCGAAGAGGTCAAGTACCTGACTGGGATCTTCCACAAAGAGACCGCTGGTCACTACGTTGACGAGGCGATTCAGAAGGGCTTCAAGTGGTTGGGTACGCTGCCTTCGGACATTTTGTCCAGGCAGCCTACATACGTCCACCTGCAAGAGTCTCGGATGAAAGACCTGATGGCTCAGGAGATCAGCTACCGCAAGGGAGCTGGCAAGGGCACACATCTCGATGCTGACGTGCTGGAGAACATCAGGAACAAGTCTGACAAGCTAGCTCGTAACGACCTGAAGAAGATCATGTACGACCCGCAGCAGACGAGCGCCACCCAGGCGCTCAGGTGGGTCTACCCGTTCCTCTCCGCCCACACCGATGGGCTTGCTCGTTGGGGTGGAATGCTCGCTGAAGATCCGAAGCAGATCACCAAGATTGCCAAGGTCTACAACGCTCCTGTTGCCGCCAACCTGGTCACCGACCAGCAAGGCAACCCGGTGGACATGGAAGGGAATGTAACGGTCAAGGACCCCGAGACCGGTAAGGACGTTAAGAAGTTCGTCGGTCTGGAGAGTCGAGTCTTGCATCTTCGGATGCCGTGGACCGCGTACAAAAAGGGCGGGAACTCAGCAGGAACCCCCATTTCGCTGAGCGCGATCAACACGATTCTGCCTGGTGACCCTTGGTTCAACCCCGGCTCCGGTCCTCTGGTCCAGGTGGCTGGCTCCGAACTGGCGAAGTCAAACCCGAACGTCGGTGACTTCCTCCAGTGGTCCAAGGTTCTCCCGATCGGGCCTACCGGCCTGATCGAGTCGATGACGCCTAAGTACATGAGGTCTGTGTATGACGCGTTCACCGCCGATGACCCGAACAACGTCAAGTACCAGCAGGCGTACCTCAGCGTCTACAACAAGAGCGTTGCCGAGTTCCATGAAGGCAAGATCGACAAGGTAGATCCGAAGCAGGTAGAGAAGGAAGCCAAGAATTTCATGTGGATTCAGGCTCTTACCGCATGGGGCTCTCCTGCGCAGACTCAGGCGACCCCGCTCACGGGGACGCCGTACCAATTCTACGTGGACCAGTACAAACAAATGCAACAGACCGACCCGGCAGGCGCTCAGGACGCGTTTCTCTCTAAGTATGGAGCGGACTACTTCCAGTTCACTTCATCTATGTCTAAGAGCATGGGCATCTCGTCAACGATCTCGGCAGAGTCTCAGGCCCAGAAGTACAAGGACCTGATCGCAGCCGATCCCGACATGGCTTCGTTCATCGTCGGTGACGTCTACAACGGTGGTCCGTTCAGCTCTTCTGTCTACCAGAAGCAGATGGACGAGATGATCGGTGGCCAGGCGGTTCGTTCGAAGACGTCAGCCCAGGATGCGATCAATCAGAACCTGGTTGATCTCGGGTGGAACAAGTACATGCAGGCCAAGGGTGCGCTTGACTCTACGCTCATCCGAGCGGGATTCACCTCCTACACCCAGAAGGGCGCAGAGGGTATCAATGAGGCCAAGCAGAAGTCCACGGCCTACCTCATAAGCAGCAACCCCGAGTGGGGCAAGGCGTTCAGCACTACAGACCGAGGCATCGTCCCTCGTCGCATCCAGTCGTTTACGCAGCTCGTCAAGGACGAGAAGTTGAGCAGCGACCCGATGCGTCAGGACATCCCAGCTCTGAAGGAGTACTTGCAGATGCGAGAGCAGATGAAGTCGATACTCGCTTCTCGTGGGCTAACCCAGCTAAGTCGAGATGCATCAGGCGCGCCCTCCGGGCAAGCCGCTGATATCGGTGCGGCCTGGGACCAGATGACGATGTCGTTCATCAATAGCAACCTGTCGTTCGCTCAGCTCTACAACCGGTACCTTTCCAACGATGATCTTCAGTAAGGAGGAGTTGTGACCTACCCCATCGGGCCTTCGCCCATTTCGCCTAAGATCAACACTTCACCTTCGGCTAACGACACCTTCGCTGGAGCGGGTATCGATCTCCAAAAGCTCATGCAGAGCCCAGGTGGCGCCTCGCTATCGGGGCAGCTATCACCAAACAGCCCAATCTACTTCGGACACAGCAAGGGCCAGGCGACCATCAAGGGCAAGAAGAATGCCCAGCCTGGCCCTTACGCTCCGGGGTATGCAACTCCCTTCTCGGGTGGGTACAAGCTCACTAGCGATACCAGCCAGCCAGCAGGCGACATCAACAAGTCCTACGCAGATGCTCAGCAGATGCCTCTGTCGTGGGACCAAGCCACCCTGTCTAAGTTCGTAAACACCGGCATCCTCTACAAGATCAAGGGCTTCGGTCCCGATATGGGGATGCCGGAAATCATGTCCGCTTGGGATGATCAGCTTCAGGCTGCCCACGCCTTCAGCCAGGGAAGCGGCAAGAAGTGGTCCCCTTGGGATGTCATGAACTCTTACAACTCCAAGCCCGGTCAGTTCGGTGAGATCAAGCAGGGCGACTGGATGGTTGATGCGGCCACAGGAGCGAAGGTCAAGTACGTCGGTCCAAGGTCTACAACCCAGACCAACAAGCGCATCGATCTTTCCTCCGCTGAAGATGTCCAGGCGATCACGACCAACGCCCTGACTCAGCTTCTTGGTCGGGCGCCTAGCGACAAAGAGGTTGCTCAGTACAAGGCGACTCTCAACGGGTACGAGCGAGAGCATCCACAGGTAACCACTACAACCCAGCAGATCGACGCTCAGGGCGTAGCCGGTGATACGAGTACTACGAGTTCAGGCGGCGTCACCGACGCCGCTCGGCAGGCGCTCATCACCGACAAGACAGTAGGCACTCCGGAATACAACAAGTACCAGGCTGGAACGACCTACTTCAACGCCTTGCTGCAAATGATCGGCGGTGGCTAATGGCTGTAGCTGGAGCCGACCTGGTCAACTACCTGAAGCAGTACATCGGAACGCCGTATCAGTGGGGTGGAAACAGCCTCTCTAAGGGGATCGACTGTTCGGGTCTTGTCCAGCAGGGCTTGAAGCACTTCGGCATCGACGTTGCTAGAACTACGTATGACCAGATCGGCCAGGGCCAGGCGATCTCGATGTCTGGCCTTCGAGTGGGAGACCTGGTCTTCTTCGATACAGACAAGAGCACGCCCGGTCCTGACCACGTAGGCATCTACACTGGCGACGGCAAGATGATCGAAGCTCCTCGTACTGGCAAGAACGTTCAGATCACCGACATCTCATCTGGCTACTATCTAGATCGCTTCATGGGAGCCCGCCGCATAAGCGGCGTGCAAGCCGGTGGTCAATCGTCTAGCGACCATGCTGCTCCAGCGGAGATCAAGATGACTCCACAAGAGTTGGCCGCATCTTATGGCTGGGCCTTCGGGTTTCTCAATGGCAACAAAGACCTGAAGGGCGTGTTCGATCAAGCAGTCAAGGGCTCATGGAGTCCCGAACGATTCCAGGCTGCGATCAGAGATACCACCTGGTTCAAGAACACGTCTAGTACTGCTAGACAAGCTGCGATCACGCAGAAGACAGACCCGGCGACCTGGAATGCTCAGGTCAATGCTGCGACCATTCAGGTCCAGCAGATCGCAGCGAAGGTCGGTGCTGCCGTTCCAGCGAGCAAGCTCAAGAGCATCGCAGAAACCGTAGTGAAGACCGGCATGGACGAAGATGGCCTGCGCAATACGCTTGGCCAGTACGTGAACTTCACCAAGAACGGCACGCTGAATGGCGAAGCCGGGATGCATGAGTTCACGATGCGCCAGTTCGCAGCCAACAACGGTGTCAGCCTAAGTGATCAGACGATCAAGAATCAGGCTCAGATGGTCGTGCGCAAGCTAGCGACCACTCAGGACTTTGAGTCTCAGATCAGAGATCAGGCGAAGTCGATGTTCCCTAGCTATGCAGCCCAGCTTGACGCTGGGCTGAGCATGAAGGACGTGGCCGGACCGTACATGCAGATGATGTCTAACGAGCTTGAGCTACCGGCTGCTTCGATTCAGATCAGCGATCCGATGATCAAGAATGCGCTGAATGGAATGGACTCCAAGGGAACTCCTACCGGACTTGACCTCACCGATTTCCAGGCTTCACTTCGCAACGATCCTCGCTGGGCTAAGACCTCTGTCGCGCAAAACAGCGTGATGAACATCGGCAACAAGGTTCTGTCGGACATGGGTCTTATCGCTCCGCCGCCTCCAAGCGGCGGCTGAGTCTAGAGAGGAGATGGCGCCATGTCACAGCCAACGTTCGAGCAGTTCTTCTCGGCAATCTCCGAGCAAGAATCTGGTGGACGATACTCGGCTCTAGGCGTGGTGACCAGAAGCGGTGACCGGGCCTACGGAAAATATCAGGTGATGGGCTCGAACATCCCATCGTGGACCGCTAAATACTACGGCAAGAGACTCACCCCAAGCCAATACCTGAACAGCCCAGCAGCGCAGGAAGCTACGGCTAGAGGGGTTCTCCAGTCTTACTACAACAAGTACGGCGCTCGCGGCGCCGCATCGGCGTGGTACTCGGGAAGTCCGAACCTAGACCAGTCAACAAGTTCTCAGTACGGTGGCCCATCGATCAAGAGCTACGTGGACTCGGTCGTCAGCAAGGCATACCGATACCCGTCAAGCGGAGGTGGAAGCGGTGGTTCTAGAAACACAACGACAACGACGACTCACGTCGGCACCGGCGCAGCCGGTTCCGCACCCAAGCCCATGACTGCCGCAGAGACTGCCGAGAGCTTTGGGTTCGTGCAGTCTTTGATCAACTCCAACGCCGACCTGAAGAAGGTGTTCGGCCAGGCACTCAAGGGCCAGTGGACTCCACAGAGGTTCCAGGCAGCGCTTCGGGACACCGGATGGTTTAAGCATCACGACGCCAAAGAACGAGACTTCCTGATAAAGCAGTACGGAGATCCGGCGTCAGCGAAGCAAGACCTGAGTCAAGCTTACGTACACGCTCGTCAGCTAGCCAACTCTCTCGGTATGCAAGAGACCGCCAGCAACAAGGCGAAGCTGAACACATGGGCGTACAACATCGCCGCTCACGGATGGAACGACGATCAGCTTCGGTACGACATGGGTAAGTACGTGTTCTTCAACAACGACATCCACCAAGGTGAGGGCGGGGCTGATATAGACAAGCTCCAAGCGTTCACCTACTCGATGGGCGTGAAGATGGCTGACAGCTGGTACACCAATGCGGCTCGCGCCATCATCCGAGGAGGCGCCACTCAGCAGGACTACGAAGACCAGGTCAGGCGGCAAGCGAAGTCGCTGTTCCCTCAGTGGTCCAAGCAATTGGACTCTGGCCAGACAGTAGCCGACATCGCCTCACCTTACATGCAGTCGATGTCTCAGATCCTTGAAGTGCCCGCTGGTTCGGTCAACCTCTTCGATCCCGCGATCAAGAAGGCGCTTCAGGCAAAGGACCCCAACACAGGAGCCAACACGGTTACACCTATCTGGCAGTTCGAGAACACGCTCAGAAGCGATCCTCGCTGGAAGGGCACCAAGAACGCTCAGGATTCAATGATGCAGACAGCACATCAGGTGCTGGCTGACTTCGGACTCAAGACTTAGCAAGGGAGGAAAGCATGGCGGTATCTACGCCTCCGGCCGGTTCGGGGCTTCAGGGCTGGGTCGACTTGTACAAAGGCCAGGCCTCCCGAGCTATGTCCACTTACAACGCAGCGAAGAAAGAAGCGGATCGCCAGATGGCGATCTACCGAAAGCCAGGCGCTAGCGCTGCGACTAGGGCCGCAGCTACTACAGCTCGGAACAAGCAGCTCACGATCATGACTGCTCAGACCAAGGCTCGTGGAGCGGCCCTCACCAACCAGTCCAACACGCAGAACAAGATCTACGTCCAGACCGGACAATACGACAAGCTTCTTACGGGCACACAGCGAGACGCATTCATGGCTGTTCAGTCCCTATTCAAGGCTTACGGTCTCGACTCTTTGGCGGGCAAGATCTACGACTACACCAAGAACGGCTATTCGCCGGATACGGTTTCGATCCTGCTGCAAGACACGCCAGAGTACAAGGCGAGGTTCATCGGCAACGCAGCTCGGATCAAGGCTGGCCTTCCAGTCCTTTCTCCCGCCGAGTACTTGTCAACCGAGTCTTCGTACAAGCAGATCATGCAGTCGGCTGGTATGCCGATCGGATTCTACGATCAGCCCAGCGACTTCGCTTCTTGGATCGGCAAGGACGTCAGCCCGACCGAGATTCAGTCTCGGGTGGACATCGCTACGCAAGCGACCACGCTTGCGAATCCCGACTATAAACGCGCTCTGAATCAGATGGGGATCTCGGACAGCACGATCACCGCCCACTTCCTAGACCAGAGCAAGGCTCTTCCTTTCCTCCAGAAAGAGGCCGCTACGGCGGCCATCGGAGCACAGGCCCTACATCAGGGCTTGACGTTCGATACGTCCTACGCGGCCAACCTGGCCACGTCTGGCGTTACGTCTCAGCAGGCCCAGCAGGGCTACTCCCAGATCGCAGCAGAGCTTCCAGGAATGTCGGATCTCGGCAACATCTACGGAGAGCAGTGGGGCCAGAGGCAGGCAGA